GATCGCCGTCAAAATGTGACCCAGGTTAATTGTCGGATCGAAGGTCAGTTTTTTGGCGATGTCAGGCATGGATTTCCGACTACGCCCAGACTACCGGCGGATCGGCGAGCACGCGCTGCACACCAGCCTCTGAAATTGCAGCCACGATTTCATCATAGCCTGAAAAGTCATCGTTGAGTCGAAGCATCGCCCAGTAGCCGGGCTCAGGAACGCCGGGAGTTATTAATACTCCTTCAGCATTATAAACAGGCGGCGTCACCCAAGGCGGCTGCATCGGCGCGTGCATCGCGTAGTTGCCGTTTCCAGTAGGGATTGTACCATCATCAGGAAACTCTACGCCCAGAGCAGTTGCAAAAGCGCGTGCAGTCGCCTCGTCGGGAAACTGCACATAGATCGCGTCACGCCATGCCATGTGTGCCTCCCTAAGCCGATAGCAACGGAAGTTCAGTGTCGGTCGCCGTGCGCCGCGTCTCGATGGTTTTGATGGTCGAGTTCCAGTAGTTGCCAGTAGAGTCGCGACCAAGCCTCGCAGTCGTAAGCCCGAGAGGGTTTGCGCCGGACAGGTCGGTGACAATCGCGCCGCCGTTCAACGAAGCAGCGAAATTGTTGTCGGCCCAGCGAACTGAAATCGTGAAGTCCGTGTCGGTCGCAAAGGCACCAAGGTCGATATAACAGTTGGTTACGTTTGCGACGGTAGTTTGCACGTAGAAGCGAGCATTGTAATAGTAAACAACGCGAGTGTTAGCGCTTGTTCCATCGTCAACTACAAAGATCACTTTGCCGGGGCCGAAGCTGGGCGAGCGAGGCGTGCGGCCACGAATGATCCAACACTGATCGGAGATTGCGTTCGCATTGGTGATGAGCGCGATGTCAGCAGCGCGAGTGGCTGTAGCCGCGCCCGTGGCAATGAATTGGCCTGTAGCTGAGCCAACCTGCAGAGACGCGCCCCAGATATACAGACTGGAAACGCCGTCGCCTGTGTAAATGCGCCCTCCGTCAGCGTTGGCCATCCAGAAGCTCCTGTTACCAGCCCCAGAAGAGGTGCAGGTGCCGATCACGACACATTCATAAAAGCCGTTGGCCACGGCGCGGATGAACGTGGTCATGCCAGAACTGGCCGTCCCGGCGACGCCGGTAGAGACATTGAAATAGCTGAAGCCTGTCCCGCCGAAGCGGTTAGGATCCCAGTAAACTGCTATCCAGTTGCGCGTGTTAGCCTTCGCGTAGATGCGGTGGACGTAAGTCACGCCTGACGTGAACGTGGTGGCCGACTGTCCGATTGCTTGTGTGGTGGTAAGACCCTCGATCAACTGGTCGGCGGTGACTGTCCCGTCGGGCGCGGTGGTTGCGTTGCTGGTGAGCGTGCAACCGGTCTTACCCCAAGAGACGTCCGCAAAATCTGTGTTGTAGGTGTACAGCTCCGTGCGAGCTTCCTCGACCAGCAGGCCACGCGCAGCAAGCGTCACCGGAATGTAGTCAAAGCGAGCCGCGTTCGTCGTTTCCGAGACGAGAACACCGGACGAGTTGTATCGGTAGCCCGCCGAAGCGCGTGTGAGCGTCGTGCCTGTCGGTAGCGTCTGAAGAGGCGTCGAGAAGTCGTAGAACGACGGCGATTCTCCGACGAGCTGCGGCTGTGCGCCGTAGACATTCTGGAAGACTGTCGTGGAGAACGGCGGATTTGATGCGGTGATGGCCATATCAGGTCCCCTGCTGATAGACGAGGTTCTGAGCAGCCGTGCCGATGAATGTGATGGCACCCACGGGACACTCAGCGCCCGACAAGTCGAGAGTTGCACCGGGGAGGATGGGGCGGCTCGTCGCGAGAACCGCAGTGCCGCCCGCAATATCAACGCTCATCTGCGCGTTCGTGGAGGGGTTCCAGATCGAAATAGCCTTGCGTGCCGCGTTGGCCGCAACCAGCGTCGTGGATGTAGGACCAGCCGTGACGGCAACCGCAGTCGGAGCGCCCCAGATAATGCCTCCCCCGATAGATGCAGAAACTACTACGGGCAGGGGATTGTCGTGGGCAACGACGGAGTTTTCCGTCGTGCCATCGTCAAACATAATCCGGTCGATAGCCATTAGTTACCTCCGCAGGTAAGCCTCGCGGGCCTAATAAAGGCCGCCCATGGGGCCGACGCTGGCCGTGAAGGTCGACACCGGAGTGATCGCCGTCGCAGTGCCGTAGACCTCGCCAGTCTTCTTGAATTGGGCGAAGTTGCCGATCGGATGCGTGTTCACGCGGGCAGTCACGTTGTTGACCTGCAGGCCGACGAAATACCGGCCCGGGCGCAGGTTGATCGGCGCGCTGAACGGGATGCGCTGAAACGCATCGGTGCCCGACATGGCGGTCGACGCCGAGGAAGCAATGACCGTACCGGCGCTGTTATAGAGGATCGCCTTCAAGTTGCCCGAAGCGACGGAGCCGTTGAAGTTGGCGAAGCCAGTGGCGCGGACGCCGATGCCAACTTCGAGCTCGGAGATGTAGGTCTCGGTGATGACCGGGGTCGTGTCCGTGCCGTCCGTCGACGCCTTAACCGGCACGTTCCCGGTGTATATGGTGCGCGGAACGCCAGAAAAATAGCTGCTGGGGCCGTCGCCGCGGCCTTCGATGGGGCCGCCAATGTCGTTCGCCATGGTTCTCTCCGTGGGTATCGGGTCAAGTTCTAAGTTGGATCACTTTATGCGCGTATCGGTAACGTGTCGAGTAATGTTTTACGCCTAGAGCTTGATCTGAAGGCAAACTACCAGCGCGGGTGGGATCGCCTTGCCGTTGTCAACCGTGATTACGTGCGTATGGCTGCTAGCCGCTGGGCCACCACCGGAGATGCCCCAAACACCCGGGGCAGTATCTGCTGTAGCAGTGTGCGTGTGCGCTTCATCGCCGCCAGTGTTGCCCATAATCGTCGTGTCGAACAACGAGATCAGGGCCGCATCGGCAGTGCCCATCGTGGCCATGCCCACCAAGACCCGGTCCCGAGACGAGGGGAGCGTAACGCGTTTGTTGGCCGCCCAGTCAACCGCCGCTGAAGCGCCGCGCGTCGATGCCGCTCCCGCTGACGTCAAGAGCGGCGCTGTCGTATCTGTGAGGTTGGTCCAGAGATAAGTAAATAGCGTCTCGCAGTCAGCGTTGGCGCGCTCTGTGCCCCCTGAAGTCGCCGATCCGATCGTAAGGCCGTTGAGGCGCACCCAACCCGTATCCGCCGTAAGTTTGAGGCAAGCCCGGATCGACCCAGTGGGTGTTGCCGCAGACACAGCGGCGGTGATCGCCGCTGTGACCGCGGCCGTGGTCATCAACCCCTGCCAGCTAGCGCTGCTATCGTAACCTTCGAACCCTCCGGTGGTAGTGTTGTAACGTATCATACCCGTTGCTGGCGTAGCAGAGCGCTGGGCAGTCGTGCCCTTCGCACCGATCATCGAGCCCGTCGTCAGCGGCAGAGTAACATCATACGTCGTCGCAAATGCCAGCGGGAGTTCCTGCACGGCTCCAGCGCCAGAAGTGTCCCGGCCCATAATCTTGCCAGCGGCCATAGTAATCGTGTGGCCCTCGTTCCAATCGGACGGCTGGACCAACGTGCCGTCAGCGCCGTCGGTCTTGGCGCTTACAAACGGATGTGTGATCGCGATAGCCATTATACGTTCCTCTGCGAGCCGGTAGCGAAGCTCGGAAACATCCAGTTGGTCTGACCATAGACGTTCGCCTTGGCGGCTTCAACGCGCGCCTTGGACTTGCCGGATCTGAACACCCGCATGTAGAAGTCGGCTTTCCTGTTGTCGGTGTACGGCTTGCCGCCATGGGCAAACATTTTACTGAGCGTGCCAGCGAGCAGCACATCCCCGTACTTCTTCATGATCCACGCAGTGAACACCGGATAGCCGTCGCTATCAACCGGGTCGACCACGGTCTTGGAAACCAAAGCCACCCAAGTCGCCGCTGTAGAAGGCGTGATACCCAGAATAAGGTATCCGGGGATCTCCATCGAACACGGCGCAACCGGCCTTTTGTCGATGTCGGTGCTCTCAAACAGCGACAGCAGCCGGATAATAGTGCCGTCGCCAGAAACGGCAGGTGTGATCGTGTAGCTGCGGTCGTTAGCCACGATCGGCACGGTGATTTCTTCAGTCCACACGTTCGTGAAGTCGAAGAACTCGCGAGCAGCGGCGAACAACTCGGCTTGAATCGCAGTGGTTAGCGAGCCCGGCAGGTTGGTGCGGGCGTCAGCTACAAGCCGAAGGATTTCGCTACTGGCGGTCATTAGGCGCTCCCGATAGGCCCAGTCAGCTTCTTTGTGAACGTGTTCAGCAGCGCAGCCGCGCGGGCGTCTTGGTTGCCCTCGTCGTCCTCAAGCTCGCAGAGACCCGCCACGTAGAAGACCAACGCAGGCCGGTACTGTAGCTCGAAATTGATCGACGATCCACTGTCGGTCGTCGAGTATTGCGGGATGGTGTCAGGCGTGCTGCGCCACAAGTCGGGCCGAATGAACCGGCTCTCCAGCAGCCCCATATTCAGGTGTTGGTAAACAACCGCGTCGGGCCACCGAACGCCACCCGTATCCTGCAGGAGGGCACGGACCGCGGTGACGATGTCACCGACGGTCGTGTACCCAGCGACAGTGGATGGAGTAAAGAAATACGGGACTGGCACGGTTACCTCCGGAGGTTACTTCTTAGGCTCAACCTTGGACTTGGCGATCTCGGCCTGTGCGGCCTGTAGCTGCTTGTTCAGCTTTTGAACTTCCGCCCCGAGTCGGATCACCTGCATGGTGCGGTCGTGCAGAAGCTGCGCTGCTACCTCCAGTTCGTCGTTGGGAGCTTGCTGCTGCGCGAAGGACGGTGCGCCTTGAAGCACCAGTACGATAGCAAAGCACGCAATTCGTTTCATCGAAATCCCTTTTAACATGTGCTGCTGGTAAGAATACCACCAGTGAAGACAAGATTACAGTCGGACAGACCACCACTGGCGCGCACGGTCTTAGTGACGGACAAGCCGGAAACGCCGCCGACCTGATAAACCGCCGAGGCGTTGATATTAAAGGTGGTCGTGGTGGCCTCTAGGGCGGTGCCAAGCGAGCCCGCCGTGGTTGTGGAAACCAATAATTTAGAGGACCTGTTGCCTGCTGCCGCCCATGTGTCGGTAGACAGTACAGCAAGGTCCGCAGCAGTGGCCCCCGAGACCCCGCCAGTTCCAAACGTCCAACGGTAATATAAACCCTGAGACGCAGCGGCTATTCCGAAGTTGTTGTTGTTTACGATGATAGCGCCTGCATTATCATCGAACCTATTGGTAGTGGCCGACCAGTTACCGCCCGACACCGCCATCGTCACCGAACGATTGCTGGCGCTGCCCGCCTTGAGGTCAGCGGTGTGTGTCTGGATACCGCTAAAAGTCTGTGCGTTCTCCAGTGAAGCAAGCGTGTAATACCCGGTCGTTCCGTTGTTGTTGTAAGCGGGCGCGCCGTTCGACCGAAGGTAAAGAGAACCCTGCGCGACTGACAGGGTCGGAGCGCCTGATCCGAAGAAGACGCCGAAGTTTGCCGTGCTGGAAAATTTGTAGCCCGAGCCTGCCGTGCCGCCCGCCGGGATGGCTGTGGCTGTCAGGGTTGAGGTGGCACCTGTGACATTCCAGATGCCTGTCAAAGTCGAAGTAGTCGGGCTGAGTGACAGCACATCCGCTGGCGTCCCACCATTCGCCAACAGGAATGCCATTGTGATGACGCCACCGCCATTGGTGGTCGCCTTGATGATGCCGTCACGAGAGTTAACGCCGTTTCCGGTCGGGTCCAGCGACAAGGCAGCGGCGGTGCTGGCGGCGCTGTTAGGGTTACTGATCAGCAGCCCATACGTCGTCGCGCCTGAACTACTCTGCGAGATACGAACCTGCTCCGTTCCCATCGACGTAGTACCGATGCTGAACTGTCCGCCGTGGTAGCCTTTCGCGGTCCCAGCAAAGTACATGCTGTACTTACCTGTCCCAGAAGACATTGCCGAGTGGTACGCCGCCGTGATGGGCGCGCCTACGGTCATGTCAGTAACAGACACACCGTAAGCGCTGCTTGTTACTCGGGTGGCATGCCCCTGATCGCCGACCAGAACACCATATGTCTCCCCAATCGTGCCGGAGCCATCCAGAAGATCGATGCCACCAGCTTCAAGCACGGCAGTCGTAGTTATCGTGCCGCCCGTTCCTTCGTGCGCGATGTGGCCAGACAAAAAGCGCGCAGCCGTGACATTGCTGACCGCGCTGCCTGCCAGTCCTAGGCGAAGATATCCGGAAATTGCCTGCGCGAATGCCACCGTTCCAGAGGTGTGGGTCAGGTCGATAATGGCGTGGAGGTTTCTAGCCTGCGCCGCGCTCCCCGTTCCGCTGTAACCCGTCGAAACTAGAAGATTGGTCGAGTCCGTGGTCCCCGATCCAGTCATGGCAGCACTGAGCCTGTTGGCGTTTCCGCCAGCGGTCGATACGTTCGTGGAGCCTAGGAGCCCGGTGAGGCCAAAGACGCTGCCATTCCATGTAAGGCCAGATGCCTCACCGAGGATGCCCGCATTGTCGTACAGCAGGCGCGTGTTCGTGCCGCCTGTAACAGCGGTAGTCCCGACCACAACGCTCGCAGCGGGCGTCGTTGTAGTTGCCAGCGTTCCCGAAGTCGGAAAGGTGACACCAGTTGCGCCCGTCATCGTAAACGTCGAGGCGTATGCGCCAGAGGTTGTCAGACTTCCCCCAAGCGTGACTGCCTTTTTGAGCGCGTAGGCCGACGACATACGAGTGTAGCAGACCGTCGTGCCGCTGGTCGGCTGCACCTGAAAGATATCGTCCGCCGCCGAGCAGGCTCCGGTAGACAGGTTGAAGATGCCGGGGTTACTGTCGTTGACTTGCACGACGTCGGGGCGCGCGGTCGTCATCGCTTTGAGCGCCGCAATAGACGATACCGTGTAGTAATCCGTCTTCGTCTGGGAAAGCGCCGGGGAGGCGACGACCAGCGCGAGGAGCGTAAAAAGGAACTTTTTCATGTGACTGTCCATGTTCCCGAAGTTGACTGAATGAGCCACACGCTGGATGACCTGCACTTGATGAGCACGTACGAGCCGACAGCGGAGGAATACACCGTACCGCCCGAAGAAGACGGCACCGTGCCAAGATGTAGATAAGATCCGCCGGGAGCTTTCACGATTACATTAAAGGCGGCCACTACGGCGAAGCCAAATACTAAACCGACCGCTGGAACTGGTAGAGTGAAAGTAACAGCCCCGGCAGCACCGATGTTGTCGAACTCTGTGAACGTGTCGCTCGCAAGGACGCTGTAGCTCGCCGTTTTGGACGCGTAAACGGTTAGGGCTGATGGTGTCAACGCCGCAAAATTAGCGTTCAAAGCGTCAACGAACGCCTGAGAAGCTCCTGTTACCGGGAAATCCGTCACGTGTAGCTCCTGACATCAGGTGGAAAAAAGACGGGGGAGGTTACCCTTTCAGGTAACACCCCCCCGCTCCGCCCCCGGCAAGGGAGTTATGGGTTAGCCAGCGAGCACGATGGCCTGAGCCAGCGCAGTGCCGTCGACCACCTTGTAGCCGTAGACCTGCAGGCCGCGCAGGATCTGGCCGAAGGTGCGCTCGGAACGGAGCGTCTCCATGTTCGTCATCTGCGACGCGAAGGTCAGGCCGTGAGCGTGACCGGCGTAGATCGCGTATTCGCCAGCGGCGAGGCCACCGGCCACACCGTTCGGCAGCAGGTTCGACACGTAGACCGTGAAGCGGTCGACCATGCCGATGCGGCCGTTGCGGATCATCGTGACGCTGTCGCCAGACATGTAAGCCTGACGGAGTTCCGACTTCTTGATGAGCGTGCTCATCCACGTCGGGATGATGACCCAACGGCCCGCTTCCGGGATGTTCCGCTCGTCCAGCACCTGACCGAGGCGCAGGAGAACGTCGAGGACGTCGACCTGACCCGCAGCCGGGCTATTCGCCACGACGGTCAGGGGGGTACCCGTCACGCCGAGGTTGATGTTGGCCGAGTAGAAACCGGCCGTCGCGCCTCGGTTGGTCGTGGCGGTAGCGCCGTTGAGGATGCCGAGCAACACCGCGGTGTCGATCGTGATCTTCATCTGCTGGGCGGCGTCATCCGACCACAGAGACATGTTGTTCACGTCCGACTGGATCTTCATCACGTCGTCGAGCATCGTGTTGAAGTACTTGCCTTGGTCGATATTCAGCACGACCACGGTACCGACCGGGCGTTCGACCGTCAGATCGCCGCCAGCGAGGTAGTCGCGGATGGTCACGGTCGGCTTGGTGCGGATATTCACCTTGTCGCCGTGGGCTTTGATCTCGCCCTCGTAGTCGGTGTTGCTGATCGCGGCCAGCACGGTAGCGGCGTAGAACTTCTCGATCAGCTTGCCAGACCAAATTTCCGGGATGAACACACCCGTCATGGTCGGCATCGTGGTGCCAGAAGGGTATACTGCGGGGGTAGTGCCGCCCGTTGCAAGACCGAAAGGCATGGTAGCCTCCTAAGTAGCGGGGGATACCATGGTGGTCGGCCCCCTCAAGTTAAATGATGCGGTTCTCAGTGCCTGCCAAGATAATCTCGGCTTCGTATCCGGCGGCTTCAGCTTCTTTGCCACGATAGAACCCACGGTTCTTCGCATCATAGAAGGCTTTGACGTCGGCGCGGGTGTAAATGGGTCTCTGAGGCGACGGTGTAACCGGCGTCTGTACGCGAGCGCGTCCCGGTGCTGCGAGGCTTTCCAGTGAGACCGACGGCTGCCGCGGGGCCTGCTGGGCAGGGGGAGCGGGAGGGGCGGTCACAGGCTGTGTGCCCGTGCTTCCGGGGTTCTCAGCGAGGAACCCGTTGCAGATTGCTAGGACACGGGGGCCATCAATCGACAGCCAAGCCGTTTCCAGCAGTTCTTGACGAATAGCACCACTCATCGGGTCGCGCAAGTGGAGCCACGTCTTAAAATCGTCCGAGACGTTCACCGCTTCGAAGTCGATCTGGGTGTTGAGCCAGTTGCGCATGCTGGTTTCGCGCTCGATGGCTATGTTTTCTGCGGTCGCGCTGACCACAGGCGCGACGGTCTGCAGCGCCTTGTTCGCCTTGGCCTCGGCGATGCGCGCGATTGTCGCAGTGAGGTCTGGACCCCACGTTTCGAGTTCTTCCTCGGTGAAATCGTCGTCCACACTGCCGCTGAACTGTGCCGACTGGGACGGCAGAGGCGGTGCAGCACGCCGCGCCGTCAATTCCGCGGTCAGGTCGGCGATCATCTTCTGGTCCTTGGCCTGCTGCGCCTTGAAGCGCCCCGACAAGGACTTGTACGAATGCTCCCACTTCGCGTCGGGCGAGCCCGGTGGCGCTGGCGGCGGCAGTTCTTCGTTACCCTGCGAGGTAACGGCACTGGGAAGGGCTTGCGGGTCGACCGGGACCTGCGGGTCCACCACTGGAACAGGCGGCGCGTTAGGATCGACGGGCGCGAGCGACGCAATGTATTCGGCTTGGATGCGGTCGGCCTCGCTGCCCGCGGAGCGGACGGCTGTCGGTACGAAATCGGGCGGCGGGGCGACTACTGCGGGGGTTTCAGATACCTGCAGGGCGGGCGACATTTATTTTCTCCTCGTATTGCCGGGTTTTAGTGGAACTCTCGACCAGCAGAACCATTAGTTCGTGCATGATCTGAGCGCGGCCCTGTTGGTTCATGATCTTGCCTTCCGGGGCCGTAACGGTCGACATGATTTCGCGGCTTTCCCAAGCGCCAATGACGTTTAGAAACGCCGAGAACTCGTTGGGGGCAGCCGTCTTGAGGTAGTGCATCGCCATAGACAGCCCAACTTTGGGGTCTTTGACGTCTTGGTTGGCCGGGGGAGCCATGCGGGGGGTCCTTGTTATTCGATCTTGATGCCCTTCGTGCCCATCGCCTCGATGTCAGCATACGAAGTTAGCGCACCCGCGCCGGAAGGGGTCGCTTTGGCGTACATACTCATAGTTCGATCGGCGGGGGACCCGCCTGTAAGATTGGAAAGCGCGTGGCGGTTGGGCAGCATTTCTTGGCGCGAGCCTTTTCCAGCCGCCGTGAAGTTCTTACTCACGTTGTGCTGGCCCAGCGCGTTCTTGTTGCCCCAGCCGCCACCCATTTTCATGGGCTTCGACATGCGCATAGCCATTAGCTGGCCGCGGAATTACCCGGGCGCACAGCGCGCGAGCCAGTGAAGCCGCACATACGGGTTGTGCCGCCCGAAGCGAACTGCGCGCCCTTACCACCCTGCGTGACCGTGGTCATGCCAGCAACAGCCGGATTTGCGCCGCCCTGCCCGAACATGTGGGTCTTGCCACCAGAAGCGAACTTGGCGTTATCGTCGTGGCTTTCCTGCGAAGACATACCGGGCTTCTGCGGACCCGCAGTGGGGTCGCCGACCAACTGACCAGACCCGCCATGCGCCCACGAGGGGCTCGACTTCGAAATGTTCTTAGCCATGGTTTTTTCCTCGCCTTGAAAATGTAGCCGTCAGGCTACCATTAACCAACTCCACCCGCAATGCGCTGCTGCGAGTTCTCACGCGGCCCCATATCCTGCGTCGCGCGAGGAGGCGTCTGCCCCGGTACCTGTCCGCCCGGCCCCTCTTCTGGGCTAGGAGCCCCCATGCCGCCATGGCCCGGGATGCCTTGGTTTTGAGCGAGTTCCTCAGCCTGCTTCTGTTGTTCCTCAATTTGCTCAGTCGTCGGCACAATGTCCGCACCCTGCATGCCAAGCGTCTCGGCCACCGATCGGAGCACCGCAGCGCGTCCCTTCGGACCCATGATCTGCGTGTCGATCGGGTTGCCCGTGATCTGGAGGAACTCCAACTGGCGGCTGCGCTGCGTCTCGCGCTGCATGGCGACCGCGACACCTTTCACGACAAGACGCTCGGTCCCATCGAGAATGTCCGTCGTATCGGTTAAGAGCACCATGTCGAGCAGCCCGTGGAGCAGCGGGTCCATCACGTCGCGGTCGATGTTCGCTGCTACTGTCTGGAGGATCTTGGACGCGTTGCCCATGAGCATGGCTAGGCCGGACGCTGTGCGCCCCGCGCCGCCACCCGGAGAGTTACCCTGCAGGTAACGTGGGATGGCAGAGACATCGTCGCCCATGTCGATCAGGGCTTTGAACACGTTGAGGAGGTTCGAAGAGTTATCCTGCGGCTGGAAGAAGTCGATCGGCTTGTTGGACGTGCTCGACCCGCCGAGGGGATCGCTCGTCACGTGCCACCGCTTCCACGGATATAGCTCGTCGCCGGTCTCGATGCCCGACAAGCGGTCGTCGTTGACGACGACTTGAGGCCCCGAGGAGATCGCGATGTTGTTCATCAGCGATCTGTAAACCGAGTTCGCGGCTTCCTGAATGTCCGCCAGAATATCCGGCAGGGCGTTGCCCACGACGGTGCCCGGGACCTTCTCGAACGATGTAACGAAGTAAGGATGGCGACGGCGCGGGCTCGGCGACATCTGTACCTTGATGACGTAGCTGCCGATCATCCACGCCTCAATGGCGTAATCCCGCAGTGGATCAGGCACTTCTTCGATCGACATGCCGTACTGCAGGAGCATCAGGCCCTGCACGTTGCCGTGGTATTCGAGCGCCGTAATCAGGCGTGATTGGTTATAAACCGGGTTTTCCTTGCTCTCCAGCGACGCGCGAGAGCTATCCGTCGTGTCCCACTCCATGTTGAGACCGCCCTGCCCATACTCGCGCAGGACGTTCTGGATGGCCTCGTGGTTGTAGCCGGGGAGGTCCAAAAGCTGGTTCAGTTCGGCGCGAGAGAACCGGATCCGCTCGATCACCGCGGCGTCCTCGATGTCGCTCACGCCCGGCGTGAACCAAATATCGAACGGCGAAACACGGTTATACGTTAGCCGCGGACGGCTGACTTGGATGGGCTTGCCGCCCTCCCAGTCGATCTCGTTGAAGATCTTAACGGTCGGCCCTTTGATGCACGCAAACGGGAACAGCGGCAGATCGACGATAAACTCAGCCAGTGCTTTATAGAAGCCGCCCTGCTGGAGTAGGTCGTCCAGCTTGTCCTCGGCGACGTTGGTCCGGTCGACGGCCTTGCGCTTGACGCCCTGCTTGACGCTGCTCAAGAGCGCCATCGTGCGGTCGCGTATGGTGTCGGGGTCGACCGGCTGGCCAGCTTCATTGCTGTCCCGCATCTCGATCTCGACCTTCTGCATGACCGCCCGCAGTGCCTCGACGGGGATCTCGGGCTCACCCGGGGGCGCAAACCCCCAAGGTCGATCGGCATTCAGGTAGACGTCGCGCAAGAGAGAACTTGCCCCGCGGCACTTCATCGCGATAATGCGGGCATAAATCTGGGAACCGCCGAATTTGGCGATTTCTGCGATCTTAGCGGGTTCGTATTGACCGTTAAAGGCGCGTAACGCGGACAGAAGCCGCTGCGACCAACCGGACTGGTCGTTGTCACGGTGCCGCTTGAAAACGTCCCATTCCGCGCGAATATACCCTGAGAGGCCCGTCGCCACCTGATCCGATACTGGTCCCGAGGCAGCCTGCTGCGCCCGCACTTCTGCCTGCGCGGCGTCTAACTGCTCGTTATTCATTACCGAAATCATCCCCGCGTTAACAGGGACGGGGGGTAGGACGGCCAGATCAGCCATTACTGGTGTCTTTCCTCGACTAGGGGCCGGGGTTCAGTATATGTTTGTCATTAAGCCACCAATCCCCGGAGAAATCAAACAGTGGTTACACCGACCCCCTCGCTCGGCATCGCCAGTACGTCCCAAGTCGACCCCTGTGCGCAGCTTCTCATGGACGAGACCATGTTGCAACGGCTGGCCAACGAACTGGCCCGCGGCCTGTACGATCCCGAAGACGTGCTCAAAATGTACAACTTGACCGCCGAACTATTCAACGAGCGGGTCAAGGACAACATGTCGTT